TGTCATCTGCCCTAGTGGACTTCTTCTTGAGGTAATATCCCAATCTCCTGATTTGATAAAAGCATTAATAGATGTCGTGCCAGAACTATTTACTTGATCATCCCCTAATTCGTGAGCGTAGTAAATAGAAGCGCCATATAAAGTAGTTATACCAGATATTTCAGAAAATACTGGAAGAGCAGTTGAATCGTAATCAGTTGCATAAGGTAAATTATATACTCCTTGATCTTGATAGCTAGATCTGTCTAAAGAAGACGTAGTAAATACATTTTCTGAATAATTATAAGTTACACATCTGTCAATTTGAGTCGACCCTGATTTAGGATAGAACCAATTAATTTCTGTAAACAAAGCGTTTGGTGAAGAATAGATTAATTCACTTGCATTATAGTTAACACCTAAGTTAGTTCCATCTGTACTAAACACAAAATCTTCTACCAAACACGGTAGTGATTTTACTGTACCATCAAATACAAAGAATCCACCCTCAGCAGACATCCACCAAACAGCACCGTTTGCATATGACACAGCTTTCGGTCCTATACATCCACAGTTAGTACCTACTTGTCTCACAGAAAAAATAAAAGGTGGACCTACGAATTGAATAACATAAGCCGCTTGATCTGTTATACAGAAGACGTAATCTTTACCTTGTATGGCAGCTACAATCTTGTTTCCTGTATCAAGTCTAAATGTACCCGCAGTATTAGTTGCGGACGGCGCATACGTATTTAAATCTTCTTGATTAGAAAATCTTACAAACATTGGATCTTGTGTTAATGAATCACCGATAGTTGTTTCTGTTCCAAAATGAAATAAATGTCTATCTCTATCAGATACTAAAGTTAATCTTGATTTGGTTGGATTGTTTGTCGTGTTAAAATTAGTTGTGGTTTGAGAAGCACGAACTGCTCTAGGTGTAGCTGCCCCTGCATCCCAAGTAAAAGTTTTTCCATTAAATATTGTAGCAACTAAAACTTCACCAAAGTTATCAAGGCTCCAGTTGCCTGGATCCAGAATCACATTACTTGTTGTTCTAGCTGTTCCCCATGTTCCTGTGTTCCATTGATACGTACCCCATCCATAACCAGCTGTTTGAAACGTAGGTCCTACTTCTTCATAAGGATTAATACTAGCTGATCCAGAAGCAGACGCAGCCCCACTTGCATTAACTCTCATTTGAATTGTAAATGTATCACTGTTAGGTACAGTTAATATTTCAAAAGCACCTGTCGTAAAATCTGATGCCACATATCCTGTAGGTGGGGTCACAGATGAAAAGGTTACGTACCTTCCTTTTTCTAAACCATGCCCTGTTTTATTAACAGTGACGTTATTTTGACTTGAAAAAGTATCAAAGGTTGCTCCGGTGATAGCTGTTGCTAAAGGGCTGATGTCATAAAAAGCTCCTTCGTAATATAAAAATAATCCTTGTGATGTTCCAATAGCTACATATTTCTCACCATTAAAACTAGTAAAAGCGTGTTGAGCTCTAGCTGCCCCTGGTAATGTTTCTTGAGAATCCGTAAGTTGCGTCCAACCACCTATTTTTTCAGGTAGTCCATATCTAAATCTAACAAAATCACCATCAACCCATTGACCTTCAGCCCCTGAGTCTGTTGCTTGTTTATTAAATCCGGGTTTAAAATTGAGCTTCTGTAACATAAGCCTCGTATTATATAGGGTTTTTAATTTTTTGGTAGTATTATATTCCAATCTAGCTTGGATAGCAAATCTTGTAAATGAACATCTTTTAATTTATTTTCTCTTAAATATTGATGTAATTCTTCTATATCGACAATAATATACTGATCTTTCATATCAAAGACCATCTTATCTGCTTTAGTATAAAAGCTCCCTATTTTACCATTATTTTTAATAGGCCTTAAATCAAATTTAAAATTTTGATTCAATCTGTTTTTAAGAATACCTCTTACATCCCAACCCTCTTTTTTTACAGGATAAACAACATCACTTAAATGTTTTTCTATAAACAATTTCATTACACATAATTAATGTTTATATTAAATCTGCCTTTTGTATTCGTAGTATTAGTACAGGAGTGTGTTTTAGAAGGATCAAAAAATAGGGCTCTGTTAGCTACTGATTTAATTACTTTACCGTCAGATAATATTGTACCTCCATCACATGTATTTAAAGAAAATATTAAGCCCTTATGCTTAAATTTATAATCTGTGTGATGTTCATATGTTACTTTTTTATTTGTTGCTGGATATAAATTTCCTTTAATTCTTTTAATAGAAAACCATTTAAATTTTGATAATATTATTCTTTCAATAATATGATTATGTCTGCTTTGTGTAACATCCGTAAAAAAATTATGTGTAAAATAATATTCAAAGGGATCATCAAGAACATTATTAAATGCTACTGAATTATTATAGAACCATGGAAAATTAGGTCCCATCATTATACTTTGTAATTCTTTTAATTCTTCTTCAGGTAAAAAGTTATCTACAATTTTCATTCTCTTTCTTTAAACCAAGCAGGCAATCCTAAATGTTTTTTCTTATCAAAAATATTAAATCTTGAACCTGGAGTTTTTAAATTATTGTAATGTAAAAAAACCTGCCCACAGTTTTTCCCTTTAAATTTTTCTCTCCAATGTTCTAATTCCATACCTCTATAAACTAACATGTCACCAGGATTTAAATTTATTTTAACGCCTTTTGCTTTACTAGAACTTGTTATTTTTTTCCAATCGGGTATTCCAACGTTTTCATTTGGACTTAAATATATTGGCCAATCATCTCCACCTAAATTAAGAGTAGTTGATATTTCACAACTAAACCTATCTTTATGTCTTTTTAATACATCACCTTTTTTATAAATTCTAGCATAAGTATAAGATGGTTGTAACTTTAATCCTGTTGTTTTTTCCATTATTGGTTGACACTTTAACATTAAAGTGTCCATTGCTGCATCTGAATATATAGCAAATGTGTCTGGTATTTGATCGTCCTTACCTTCGTAAAAACCATTTATAGTTTCAAAAGGACTTAAATAACGATATTGTATACAAGTATCGTAAACTTGTTTTTTCATTAAAAAATAATTGTAAAGATATATCGCTAAATCTTTAGATATAGCTTTTTTTATTACAGTATATTTTAATTTTTTAAAACTCATATTGCGTTTCCACTTACAATTAATCTATTATTACTTTTATTTAAAGGAACTTCGTGAGGCATAAAACCTGGAAATATTAATAATGTGCCAGGTTTAAAATCAAATTTTATTTGCCTATTATTATTAATTAAAGGATAACCTATTTCATGAAATATGATGGGAGAAGAGTTTTTATCTCCATCAATAAACCATACAAAAGAATAATCTTTTTGAGTTGCAAAATGTGTGTGTATACTATGATAATCATTCTTTAAATATAATTGAATCCAACAATCTATAATATTTAATTTATGTTTTTTAAATATATTTTGTAAATTTTTTTTAATTACACTTAATAATTTTTTATCTTTTTTAAGAAAGTTATTATTATTTGTTTCATCTTTGGTTAATGAATATGATTTTATTTCTTTTAATAATTTAGAAGTTATGTCTACTTGTTCTTCAAAAATATTATATTGAAAACAATGCTTGTAACTCATAGTATTCTTTCTGGGTTTAAATAAATATTACCTGAAATACTAACCCTTGTTTTATTTGAAGTATAAAAAGGATAAACTGTATGTTGAGTTTTACTAGAAAAAAACAACATGGTCCCTTCATCTTTTGGAGATAAGTGATATTGATGAGTTGCTATTTTACCAAAAGAATTAGTGTATAAAAATTGAAATGTATTTGGGAATGGTGAATTAGAATGACTAGAAAAAGATAACTTTTTTTCTTTTTCATAATCTGCAGGTATATCTAACCATATTACAAAAGAATAAACGCCACCATGATCATGAACAGGATTAAACTCATGTTTTTTTTGAAAGTTTACCCAAAATCTATCTAGTTCATAAGCACAATTTTTTGTTAATACGTTAGGAACCAAAGCTTCTTTTATGCAGTATTTTTCAAAATCACGAATACTAAACAACAAAATTTTTTGAAAGAACCAATCATCTTTGTCTACTAATTCATATGAAGATTTTATATTACCTGCTAAAGTGTGATTATTCTTATGTTTTTTATCTTTAATGTAAGTTCTTAATCTATCTAAAGCTTCTTTTGGAAGTTTTTGTTCTAAAAAACCAACATTACTAAAGTGAATTAATTTACTTTCCATTAAAATTTTTTTGCCATTTCTTTTGGCACAGCTTGTATATTCCAATGAATAAATCTAAACGGTTCTATACCGTGATCTACTACAAACTCATGCTCTAAATAACCAGGGAAAATAACTAAGTTTCCAGGTTTAGGTCTAAAGTGAACTAAATCATTTCCATTAAGTATTGTTTCGCTAGGCCTCATTTTTAATTTAGTTGCACGTGCACCTGTTCTTGGTTCATGAAATACTGGATAAGAAGTTTTATCAGAACATTTTAAAAAATAAAAACCTGATACGTGTTGGTTCCAATGTATGTGTGCTGAATGATGACCACCACCTTTTTTAGAAAACTCTTGCACCCACATTTCAGAAAACATAACAGAGTACTGTTCCATATCAAAACCCTGTTCATTTAAAAAATCCCAAGATTTTTGACCAACATATTTTCTAAAATCTAAAAAATTATTATCTATTGTAAGTGGTGTTGAATGATATGATGTTCCAAAATCACCAAACCTTTTTATAT